CTCTGGGTTAGCGTTAGATACGTGGAAATATTCTAAATCGTCGAATACTGCAGAAACTTCTGAAGAAACAACAACCCAGTTAGCACCACCACGTAAAGTTGTCTTATGGATTTGAGCTGAAATTTGGTTGATTTTAGTAATCAAAGTTTGATTCCAGTCTTTTTGAGTGTATCCTTGGAACGGAGTGTTACCTGTAGCACCATATTTCCACTCATTGTAATCCCACTTCGCTGTCCATGCAGCACCTTTACGTAAGTCACGTAAGATTTCACGGTCAACTTCAGCAGCGATTTGCTCTGATAATAAAGCTGTTAATTCAGCTTCAGCATCGATGTTGTGGAATGCACTAACGTCTTGAGCCAATTCAGGAGACCAGCTAGCTCTTAATTTTCTTTCAGTTACAGAAACTGTTACTGATTGTAAATCGAAAGATACTTCACCGATTTCTTCTTCGAATTCTAATGTGTCATAAACACGGTAAGTTGCAGTTAAGTCAGTTACTGCGAAACCAGTGTTAACAGTGAAATCACTGAAACCTGCAGTTGCAGAATATGATTGTAAGTCAACGTTAACGTAGATTACACCTTCTTCATCACAGATATCTGTGTAACGACCTTGTGGGTAGTTAGTAGATGTTCCTCTTGAACCGTATTCAACAATACCTTTACCATATTTTTGAGTAACGATGTTGAAGTTTTTAGATGTACCTGATAATTTGATTTCTAATGAAGCCAAAAACTCTTCAGTGTCCATAATAGAACCGTTAGGTCCGATTAATTTACCTTGACCATCTTTAGTGAAACCACTAAACATAACTAATAAAGAAGATACTGAAGTACCTGTCAATGTAGTTACGATGTTTGTGTCAGCAGCAACACCGTTAGAGAATGTAACAACTGCATCTGCAGATAAAGTTACAGCTGAATAATTACCTTTTGAGTAATCAAATAATCCTTCAGTTACAGCATCTGAAGATTCGTAGAAACGATCGTAAAGTGCTTTAGCTGAATCTGTGTAACCTGTAGTAGATGACGCAGTGCTAGGATATCCGTAAGGTGCGTGGTGATGAGTACCTGCTCTATCCTGAATTTTAGGAATGAAGTAGAATAATTTACCAATTGGTAAGTTCATCGCTTGTACTGATACGATATCGTTAGCTAATAATTTAGAGAACACACGACGAATGATAGGGAATACCACAGTCTCGAATGAACCAGACGCATCAGCAACAGCTGCTTCGTTGATTAAATAAGACGCTTGGTTTTCATATAATTGCGCGATGTTATCTTTTTGGTGACCGTCAAGACCTTCTAAAAATCCTAACTCATCCCATTTTTTGATGGTATCTTCTTTGATAACACGTAAGTGCTTAAGACCGATGTTACCTACCATACCTGATTCTAATAATGCTCCCATTTTGTATGTTTTTTTGTTTTTTGTTTTTTTTATTTATTATTTCATTTTACTCATCAAATCTTTCATTCTCTTGAATTGTGGATTTTCGTAAGCTTTCGCTTCAGCCAATACTTCTTGAGATGATGATGTTGATGGAGTGTTAGAGATTTTCTCAACAACTGATTCAGTAACTGTAGTTTTTGTACCTAATTCAGATTTAATTGAGTTGAATAAACTTTTAGATTCAGTCAATGTTGCCACTGTGTCAAATCTCTTAAGGATATTCAATTTCTCTTGTTTTGTTGTCGAATGTTCTGTGAATAAACGTGTAGCGTAAGCTAAGTTTGCGTTAAACACAGCAACTTCGTTAAGTTTATCTTTAAATAAAACTAACGCTTTCTTATATTCAGCATTTTGTTTCTTTAATGTTTCAACTTCTTCGTTGATTCCAACTACACCAGAACCCGCCTTGTAAGTTTTCTTACTTGGTAATCCTGCTCTATTGAAACCACCTTTGTTTCCGTGAGGATTAGACTTTGTTCTTGCAGCTTCAGTTGTTTCAACTTCTTTTGCATCTTCTTCTGCCATTTCCTCTTCCTCTTCGTCACCTAATTCGATTTCGTAAAGTGTTTCTTCTTCCTCTTCTTCAGAATCTCCTAAACCTGACATATCTGAACCTGCGTTGTCTGCATCAAAATCTGATGGACCACCCATGTTATCTAAATCCGGTTCTCCCATTTCTGATTCGAATTCAGGAGTGTCATTACCTTCACCATCTAATTTGATGATATATTCGTCGCCGTCTAAATCAAGTTCGACATTGTCTCCATCTTTTTTAACAACAATACCATCTTCTGGTTTCATCGCTTTAAAGATTTTAAGTACATCTTCATCAGACGCACCTGTCATGTCCATAACGTCATCTTCATCTTCAATTGCGTCATCTCCACCACCAAAATCTGGTAATTCAGGAGCATCAGCACTATCTGTTTCGATTGAGTCGTTACCTGCTTCAGGGTCAACGTTATCGAGGTTTGTGTCATTTTCAGTATCATCCACTTCTTCAGTGTCTGTATCTGACATATCGTCTTCCTCTTCTTCAGGATTTACTTCAGTTTCGGGTTGCTCGTCAACCTCTTCATCTTTAGTTTCTTCCTCTTCTTCCAATGATTCTTTAAGCAAGTCATTTAGTTCTTGTTTCATAGTTGAAGCAAGTATACCTTTTGCATTTTGCTTTACAGCTTCTTCAAGAGTTTGTACTTGAAGTAACGCTTGTTCTAAAATTGATTTTTCAGTCATTGTGAAATTTTGTTTTTATTATCTTATAAATACTACGGTTTTATGGAAAATTTCCTTTTTTACTATTTGTAACCCTATAAAATTTGTTATTTTGATAAAAATCTGTCTAATCCGCCCATTAACTTTTTCATTCTACTATCTAATTCAGGCTTCTCCTCAATCGATTCTTGGTATTGGTCTCTCTCTGATGGATCAGAAAAAATGTAAGCACCTGGAGTTGATGGTGAGGATACTAAATCGAAACAAACCAACTCAAAGTCCTCTTGTACAATGTTTTGACCTTTAACGTTTTTTAATGATCCTACTCCACGAGAAGATATACCTAAAGTTGCTCCGTTCATAATTAACATAGCCGCTTGGTCTCCTTTCGTAGAAACGATACCCATTTTCTTCCAACCTGGTGATGTGAATAATTTAATTTTACCCATTAACATTTTACCATCCCACCATGTCTCTAAAATAGAATGTGATACTCTATCTAAATCGATAAGTGATGATGAAGGGTGATTTAATTCATTTAAAGCACTACCCTTATTAATAAGTGTTTGATATTTTTCGTTTTCTCTCTTAAGTAATAATTCAGGATAGATTCTTCCGTTCTTATTTGGAGTGTCGAATTTTTGTAAAACGGCATAAAGAATAAGGTCTTCAGAGAAGTCCATATTCTTCATTTCCGATATGATTTTTTTATTGTCTTCGGGAGATACGTGTCCTGCGTCGTATTCGATTAATATTCCTTTTCCCGTTTCGTTTGGTCCTAATATCTTCATTTATAGATTTTATTACTATAAATACATCAATATCAAGGTTATTTCTTGCTTTTGTAAAAATTGAATAATTTTTTGTCACCCAAACCCTCATCGATTGTGGTTTCAAGTATATCTTTTATCACAGTTTTTACTTCTTTAGATTTCACATCAAATTGTTTATCAACATATAATGTAACTTCTAAATTCATAAAAGACCTTTTTTCTAATTTTATACCTTTAGTTCTTATATCTAAATCAACAATACATTGTTGTCTAAAATAAGGGTTTCTTAAATTATAAATTAATTCTTTTATTTTTCTTCTCGATTTTGAAATTAGATAATCAAAATCATCAGTCTCATTCTCGGGTTGAACCCACGCATTTAATTTTAAATAAATTGTTTTTAGATTTTTAAAATCTACCGTACCATAACCAATTTTTACTTCGTTGTACGTTCCTAATGGAATATACTTTCCAATTTTCATTAATTCTTCATATTATATTTATTTTATGGTGTTTTTTAAATAATACGAAAAAATACTTATAAAAACAAAAAATTTTTATATATTTGGAATATAATTATAAATTATGATAATCATAGACGTAACCAAAGAAAAGAGTATTGAGGCTGCCTTGAGAGTTTACAAGAGTAAAGTTCAAAAGACTAAACAGATTCAAAAATTGAGGGAAAGACAGGAGTTTGTAAAACCTTCGGTCACCAAGAGACATGAGAAGTTAAAAGCAGTGTATGTACAACAAATAAAAAATGGTCTTAATTAAGACCATTTTTTAATTCTGTTAATCTGTAGTAATTAAACTTGGAGGTTTTCATTTGTTCGACCTCACTTTTAACTTGTGATAATTTAGTTGCGAAATCATTATCGGTTGATTCACTTAATAAAGTTTCAACCTGACTATTAATTGATTCTTTTAATTCATTCGTTTTAATTTCTAACTCATTGTCATTTAAAGAAAGAATATTTTTTAATGTTTCTTTTTGTGATTCATTTAATGAGTTATTATATAATACATTGAAATTGTTTGCTAAAACTGCATGTAAAAGATTTTCATTTGACGTATACGTCTCTTCTTTAGATTCTTGAATTTGTTTTTTAGTGATTAAATGTTCTACTAATTTTTTCTTTGCAATTACTTTTTTGTCAATGTTACTTAAATTGTCGTTTTCTGATAATTGATCTAATGTTGAGTATAATTCATTTTCAGTGATTTGTACATCACCAATCTTCTCTTCTAATGATTTACAAAATTTTGATATGTTTGTTGCTTTTGATTTTAATATAGTGTTTAATTCTTCTACATACAATTTAGCAGTTTCTTTATCATCGAAATATTTGTTCTCAATTTCTTCATAAAACAAATACATTTCTTTGAAATCTTTGTTTTCTTTAATTGTGTTCAATATATCTTTAACCTCCGCTTTATTTTCTTTAGCGTATGATTCAGTTAATTTTGTCAACATTTTGGTTTTTAATATCCCGAATTTGTTCATTGTTAGTCGTTTAATATGTCTTTTATTTTTGTTTCTATTTCATAAATATTACGTTGTGCCTTATCCATATCAAATAAATCATTAATTGATAAAGAATCGTCACCTAACATCCCTAATATTTTAGATTTTTTAGATACAGATTCACTTAATGGTCCTTCTCCACCAGCTTCTCCACCACCTGAAGGTGCCATTCCTCCACCCATATCCATTCCACCACCTTCTGCTCCGGCCTCCCCACCTAATGCACCTGCAGCCTCAAGTTTTTGTCTTTCATCTTCCGATATACCGTACTTACCATCAACCTCATCAAATACACCTGAACGTTTAATAATATTTTGAGTGTTAGTTAACTCAAATCCCATTGCTCTTTCAAGACGTTGTTGTTGTAAATCTAATAATACATCATTATCACTGAATCCAAGTATGTTCTTTTTAGCCCAAGTATGTGATACAGGTAGAATACCAACTTGTGATTGGTCAGATGTTGCATCTTTATATAGAGTAATCTTTTCTTTCCACATTTCAATCTTCAATAAATCAGATTGAGATGACGGGTTAGTTAATGATAAAGAGAAACTATTCAAATCATCCTCCATACCTAAAAGGTACAAATGAATCAATGCAACTTTGTTTAACTCTTGAATTAATGATTTTTGAATCTTATTGATTGTTCTTGCGAAACGAATATCCATTAATGCAAGATTCTTACCATCACCAACAACTTCCTCAAATCCTAAAAATGCTTTAGGAATACGAAGTGCCGCTAACATTTTCTTTTGGATATATTCTATATCCGCAATTTCACCAAGATTTGCAGCACCAGGTAAAGTTTCAATTGGGTTTGCTTGTGACGGATCACGAACTGGTATGAAATAATCTTGGTCTACCGCCATTTGATTATATCTCATATCCACTTGTCCATTACGTGGGTCAGCGACAGGTGCTCTTTTGAACTTGTTTGCCACTTTTTGTACATATGGTTCGATATCTTTATCGTCCATATTACCCACAAATATTTTAAATACACGTCTTTCAGGTGCTCTCGATGTTCTGTAAATTAACATAGCATCTTCGGCAAGTAAAAGTTGTTTCCAAATACGTCTAATTTTATCTAACATAGATGTACCATACGGTAACTTTCTATCATCACCTAATAATCTAAAGTGAGCAATTTCCCACGCTTGGAATTCCATATCCTTGTTTTTCCATTGGAAACGTAATTCACGACTAGGTACTTTAGCATCTTTTAATTCTGAAGGTGTTTTAGATGCCGCACCTTCAATTCTTTCAATTTCGATATTAGGTAATTGTTGACAACCGATTACTCCTTTTTCAGGATCAATTTTTAAATACACAAAATCATCACCATACTTACATAAACCTCTTGCCCACATTTGTAGGTTAGTATTAATATCTAATTTGTTTTGGAACAAATCTTCAAGTATACTTTTAATTCTATCTGACTCTGAATAAATTGTAAGGATTTCACCTTTTTCTGACATTGTTGTGGATTCTTCCGCATATATGTCTAACGCTGCAGATATTTCAGGTGTAAATTCCATCGATTCATAATCATAATATGCGGCCATTCTTGTTGGCTCATAATAAACTGATTGATTATATAAAGATTGGTCTAATTTAGCCCATTTGTCGGAAATGTACGAGCTCTGTTGAGCTTGTAACATTGCTTTTTCAAATTCTTCCCTATTATCTGTTTTTAATAATTCGTCTTTACTGAAGTTAAATGACGGTGTGGTTTCCTGTGTAACTTTGCCAGGATAACCAAACATACTTGTTAACTTTTGAAAGACTGTTAAATTTTGAACTGCCATGTATATAAATAGTTTTCTTTCTGAATATAAACTAAATTATTGATAAATCAAATCTTATCTTTTTCTACCGAATAACCAAGAGTATTCTTGATAAGAATCTTTGGTTGCTTGCATTGGATTATTTTGATGATATATTTGTTGATTATCCATCCCCATTGACCCAATTTGGTCAAATGATGTACCATAAGAATAAAAAGTTTTATTAGGTTCGTAGGTTCTTTCTGACATAACCCACGATTCTATCATTGCTCTACTTTTAGCTTCACTTTTTTGTAATTGATTGAAACACATATCAGCAGCATAAAGTGCCATTGATAAACTCATAATAGCATCATCGTGAGCACCTTTCATGTGGTCGGGTCTTCCGTTCATATAAACAAACGTATTAAGTTCACCTAATAATCTACTTGACCTAACTTGAAATCCTTTTCTTAATTGTTCCTCAAATGCGGCAACAATTTGTGTTCTTTTATTGTTAAAATTCAAACCTGGTATCTTTTCTAACGCCTTTGCATTATAATCCCATATGTTTTGTGTATTAACACCATCAATATATAAATTTTTATAATTTAATTCTTGTAATTTTCTTGATGTGGTAACTCCCATACCACCGGTTATATCAATAACAATAAAAGCGTCATATAATACTCCCCATTTATATGCAATTGCAGCTAAATCGTCTGGTGGTATTTTACCAATATATTCTGCAACTTGTTCCCTCTCATCAAAATCAACTATGTTAATTGCCGAGAAATCCTCACTATCACCCCTACTAACGTCAACTCCCATAATATAACGATGTCCTTGTACCGGTTCTTTCCAATGCCAAAATGTACCTTGCATATATTTTTCTTTGGGTACACGTATCATATTTTTTGATATGTTTTCTTGAACATCTCCTGGTATAACTCCATCACCTGATCCCAAGAAGTCACATTCTAACTCTTGAGCAATTTTACGTCTATCATACTTGAATTTTTTAGACATGGATTCAAACCAAGATGAGAATGGTTTATAACCTTGTTCTTCATATTCGTGATATTTTTCAATTTCAAAATCATACAAAACAACTTCATTATCATCGTACAATTCTCTATTCAACATGTAATGACAGATATCATTACATTTAACCCAACGTAAGTCTTTAGTGTAACGAGGGTCTTTAAACCATCTTAAATCGGTTATATGAAAATCATTGATACCTCGTAATGCTTGGTCATATACACCGTAATAAATCGGGTCGTAACCATTTGGAGTTGATACAAGAATAATTTTACCTCCTGTAGATAGAGAGGCCATAGATGCTGCCCAAAAATCCTCACCGGCCTCAATATAGGCAGCTTCGTCAAATACAAGAATTGTTGGCGTGTAACCACGTAACGCATCCGCAGATGTTGCAACTGCTTTAACTTCAGAACCGTTATTTAATTTAAATCTACTTTCAGAGTTCTTGTCAGGTGAGAATCCGACATTTAACCATTCTGGCCATTGTTCAATAAAATGTCTAATTTTATTAGCCATTTCCACAGCCGTATCCTTCTTATTGGCAATTACCAAGACTCTTTCCGGATTTTCTGGTTTAGCTAATTGTAATTTTTTTGATAACCAAGCAGCAGTTACGGTTGTGACACCCGCTTGACGATATTTTTTTGTAATATTTTCGTTATAATCCTCATAATCCTGAATCAATTGTAATTGGTCAGGAAATAGGTCCATAGGAACGTATTTCTTTTGTGTATTGTCGTATGTCTGTAGATATGTTCTTAATGCATAAGGAGTATCTTTTATTATACGAGCCAGTTCTTTAATCTGTTCTATCCTACTATTCATATATATAAATACAAAAAAAGGGAGTTAAACTCCCTTTATATTAATCTCGTGGTCTATCAATCCCCATAGAACGTAGGAAATCATCAAAATCATCTTCATCGTCACCATCATCGTCATAATTATTCATCTCCATATCGTATTCGGCTTCTTCCCAATCTTCCTTTCTTAAATGTTGTTCAATTTCTTGAACCATTTTTTCAATAACTTGATTTGCTCTTGGATCTTCTTTAATTACCATATTCATCAATTTAGCAAAATCTTTAGTTGATAATTTTGAAATTCTTGAGAACAAGTAATTGTGTATATGTCTATAATTATCTTCAGATAATCTATTTGGATATGCCGCTGTTAATCTTTCCCAAATAACTGGTCCAAATCTTAAATCCCATATTTCCATTGGTAATGTGTCTGTTACACCCATAACCATATCCGCCTGTCTTTTATCATCAGGTAAACCTTGAGTTGCGATGATTTCCATCGTACCCTTAATTAATTCGTGAACTAAAACAGGGAAAAACACTCCACGTGCTCTAACTGTTGGTGGTTCTGTTTCAATATCAATTTCTTCTTTACCCGCTTTAGTTTCGTTACCTCCACCACCTAACATCATCTCATCTGGTATTAACCAATATAACATATCGTTAACTGACATTAAAATACCATATAATCTAACTATGTTTGGTTTAAGTTCGGTTAATCTTTCCGCAACATATTCAAACATATAGTGTCCTTTTTTAGATGACCCTTGAATCAATGCGTTCATTACCTTTCTTTTGGCAACTTCATCATTGAATATTTCTATTGCTGACATAAATTCTTCAACATCATCACTTGCCTCTTCAGGATTAACACCAAATTCTTGTTCGATTTCTTCATCAGTTGGATTTTCTGATTGATTTGAAAATCCTTCATTATCTATTTGACCAATACCAACTAATTTAGCATCATATTGAACAACACCTTCGGGTACTGCCAATTCTTTTTTAACTAATTCAACCGCCAATTGCTCTAACATTTCTTTATTCTCAGCCTCAAATGATAAAACTTCCATCATAACGCCATTCATAGACAATTGTAATTGTCTAAATGTGTTATGATCTGTTACGTTACCTTGTTGACCAGTATAGTGTTTTACTTTATTTACAACGTCAATAAAACGTTTTGAAGCAATTACCTCCTCAAAATTTGAAGGTAAACCTTCTGGTTCATCTTGTGGTATTGAGGGGTTATCTTTGTACGGAGTTTCTTTATTACCTAATTTTCTTTCTAAATCAGGATTCATTCTTTCGGGGTTGGTTCCGTAATCTATTGGCATCTCATTCAAGTTTTCTTGAATCAAAGATATTAATTTTTTCTTGGAAATCAACATTACTTCTGATCTTTAAATTTAAAACCTAAATTTTTAGCTTTCATAAATTCAGGCATTTTAGGTTTATTTCCAACCATTTCATCTTCACCTAACGCTTTTGGTTTTGGTTTATGTTTTGGTTCAAATGGATTTTCTCTACTTGGTTTTTCAGGTTTAGTAGAAGGTTTTTCTCTTACAGGAGCCTCTCTTGTAGGTTTAGAAGGTGCTGGTTGATTTTCAGTTAATTTAACTTGAATTAATTCCATAATTTCATTTTTAGATGTAAAACTATGATACTGATTTTCAACTAATTTTTCAACCCATTCTTTAACTTGAGATTTCTCACTTTTTCCTTTTAACTTTTTAGAATCCATAAATTCAGGTATACCATTGTGTCCTTTAGTAACTTTTTTCCCAAATTTAGGTGATTCTTCTAAATGTGATTGGTCACACTTACAATCTTTAACTTCTTTACCACAATCGTCACATTTTTTACTTGATTTCTTTTGACCTTTCAAAATTTTAAAATCTTGACCGTCAATTTTACCATTGTGGTTTTTATCTAATTTCTTTTGTCCACCTTTTAATTCTTGCTCATATGTTTCGATGGTTTTATTTAATTTCTTACTAGCAGCAACTTTTTGTTGAAATTGTGGGTCTTTTTTAGAAATCATCACATCTTCTTCAGATAACATTCTTTCAGCCAATGCTAAAAGTTGATTATCGTTTAATCTAACTAAAGTTTTTTCAGATAAACCTTCAGCTAATAATTTTCCAACTATTATATCTCTTTTCATATGTTTTTGAATTTAATTTCTTCACTTAAAAGAATGTAACTTCTTTGTTTTAATTTTTTTGTAACATTTTCCATTGATTCTCCAAATTTAAATGTTAATCTATCATCTTCAGAATCTATGTTAAATTTTTCCCACGCTAAAGCAACAACACCATCTACAGCGTCAATAACTCCGAAATAATCGGAGTCTTGAACTAATTCTAACTGTAAATCTGTGTTTTTTAATAGTCCCACTAAATCAACGTATTCAACGTCGGGGGATTTTGTGTGAGGTGTAATTGATGCCGGTATTACAAACCATTCGTCCATGTCAATTTCAGTTGCAGTACTGAATATAAATTCATACTGTTTTTGACCTTTGTAATCGGAACCGATTTCATTAACATAGATTAGGTGCATTTTAGTTGAAATATTTACTTAAAGTTTCACCGATACTTCTATGGATATCGTTTTTAATTTCTTCTAAATCAACTTCTTTAGTGGCATCTTCTCCCATTTCTAAATCTGCGTGATGAGCAAAATCATCAATTTCGTTTGTATCACCAACATAAGATGATAAATCAATCTCATCAGTGTCCATTGGTGTATTGATAAAAGATTCTAAAGCATCCATAGTAGCATCTTCATCTAAATCTTCGTCAGGAGCCGCTGTTGGTTCTTCTGCAGGAACCTCATCAAATGATGGTTGTTCTGCGTTACCTTCCTCATCTCTTTCAAATTTCTTACCTATTTCTTCAATATCTTCATCATCTAATTTATCTAAATCGACTGCCGAAATAATCATATTAAGAACATACTTAATATCATCACTTTCCATTCTATCATGTAAGTCTCTTAATTCTTGTCCTAATTTACCGGCATATTTTTGAACTTCCGCCATGTAGTCAGAACGTTTTGGTTCACTTGGAGCCTCTTCACCACCATCTGATGGAGGTAAGTCTGTTGGTTCATCGGAAGCTGGAATACCTGAAGGTTCGCTCATATCTGTAGGTGCCATTGTAGGTGCTGCAGATGGTGCGGGAGCCGGTGCTGGCGCATCCATAGATGGTGCGGGTGCAGGTGCTTCAGATTTTGGACTGTTTTGTTTTAAAACATATTTTGTTGCTTCGTGTAATTCTTCTTGACCTTGGATTAAACTTAATCTTTTAGCTGCTTCTGCGTAAGAAGAGAACTTGTTTTTGTTTTTCATGAACATCCCACCGATATAATCAAGTGATGATTCATTTAAACCACTTTTTACATAGTATCCGTCTTTTTCTTTAACGATACCATATACTCCACCATTTTTTGATTCACTAACCATTTCAGGTTTTGAAGATGTGGACTTCTTGTTGTTATTCTCTTTATAGTAGGTTAATTCGAGAATTCTTTTTAATTTCTCATCAGCGTTAAGCTTTTCACTACCAAGGGGTTTTAAATCTGCCATTTTATAAATTGTTAGATATACTTATTCTTATCCTATAAATACATAGATATATAGAAAAAAATAAGGTTCTTTATTGTGCCACAGACAATTTCTTATCTGTAACTATAGTTTTTAATTTTAATAATTTACCGATGTATCCGTTTCTTCTTAATAATTTAAAGGTTAAGTTTTCATAAGAGTACTCTCCACCACCATCTAATCCACTCTGTCTGAACGTTTTTAACTTCTTACGTAATGATTCTATTTCTTTAATAACATCGTTACCTTTTTGAGCTTTTGATATTAAATTGTCTATTTTCTTGGCATATTCTTCACCTTTTTCTAATATTTTTCTATCGTCAATATTTGGTTTAGACATTTCAGGTTCAATAATCCATTTGTTATTTAGAATAGAATATACACCGGAAGAAATGTGTGGTTCCTCCACATCTTGAACATACACCTCCACATCAAAACCTTTAATCTTGATATCATGTTTTTCATTCCATACATTTTTCTTCGCATCAAAAAATTCCTTAAGTAAATTTATATTGTAATCAGTTTCTTTATAATCAATTACAATATGTAAATCAACATCGGAAAAATTGGACCAATTGTAATTTGCAAGTGATCCCGTTAAGACAACATCATGAATAAAAAACTCAATTCCTAATGTATCAACAAATTCATCCGCAATTTTTAATAATGATTTTCTAATATCATCACGCATTACAATCTTTTTACCTGAAGTTTCGAATATGTTATCTGATAGCGTTTCTTTAGACTCAAAAGATTTAATAATCTTTTCATCCCCAACCCTATCTTCAATCAATTCTTCAAATAAACTCATTGTATTTTTTTGTAATTGTAACTTTTTGCGATGTTTTGGTTAAAATATTTTCCTTGAGATTCGGCTAACCTAAATTTGGTAAACTTATTCCAAGGTACTTTATCATACTGATAAATACCACCGTTATTAAAAGTTACAATTAAATCTTCGGTTTCAGTATTATATGATGCCGTTTTTAAATTTGTTGAGTTGACAGTAACTTCAATTAGTTTACCATCAATTTTTTCTGATATAATTCCCATATAGTATTAGTTTATAGTGTAATATACAAAATAAATGTTAAAAAGAAAACAAACCACATAAAGGATTGAATGTTTATTTACCGTACTTCAATTGATTCATAAGTCTATTTTTTAGGTTATCTTTTCTTGTGGTATCTTTAACTACAACATCTTTTACTTGAGGTTCTCTCGCTCTTTTTTCCATAAGTATATTAGCCTCTTCAATATGTTTACGTTTCATTTGTTCTTTGTTCATAATTTCTATTTAACATAAATACAAATAAAAAACCCCGATTTCTCGGGGTTAGTTTTAATTTAGGGATATTAGACGTTCGGTTGTTTTTCGTTTACTCGTAGGTATTACAATTTCAAGAATACCGTTTTCAACTGTTCCTGTGATGTGTTTTTCATCAACGTCATCAGGTAATTCATATGATTTTTTAAATGAATTTGTAAATGTGAAATTTTTATTCTTTTCACTTTTATCATATGAAATGGACATTACATTATCTTTTAAAGAAATGGTAATATCATCTTTAGTTAATCCTGGCACCGAAATCTGTAGATGATAATCATTTCCTTCTTTGGTAATGTTAGTTTTTTTATCAGCTCTTAAATAAGCATCGTCAAACACTCTATCTAAAGTGTTGAAAAGTGGGTCTTTGAATAATGTTATCATAGTTTTTATATTTTTTTAATTCACAATTTACAAATTGTAAACCAAATGTCTAAAACTGACATTTAGACATTCGTTAGACATTTTTTTAGACATTTTGACATTTTTTTTGAATTGAGTATAAAATATGTTATGTTTGTCTTATAAAACATAAAACACAATGGCAGTAGACTTTTTTGACGATGGACCCGTTACTAACCCGAAAAAAACTCGGAAAGGTTCAACCACACCAATTTTAGATAACTTCTCAAGGGATCTCATTAAACTTGCGGAAGATGGTAAAATTGACCCTGTTGTTGGCAGGGATAAAGAAGTGAAACGAATTGCACAAATTCTATCACGTAAAAAGAAAAATAACGCGGTTATTGTAGGTGATGCGGGTGTTGGTAAATCGGCTCTCGTTGAAAAACTTGCATTAATGATTGTTAAAGGTGATTGTCCTACTAATCTTTTAGATAAGAGAATCATGTCGTTAGATTTAACTTCACTTGTTGCCGGTACAAAATACCGTGGACAATTCGAAGAAAGAATTAAAGCTATCTTAAATGAATTACAAGAATCACCAAATGTGATTGTATTCATTGATGAGTTACATACTATGGTTGGTGCGGGTAACGCAAGTGGTGCGATGGATGCTGCAAACATTCTAAAACCTGCGTTGGCAAGAGGTGAAATACAATGTATTGGTGCCACAACATTTGATGAGTTTAAAAAACACATCGAAAAAGATGCGGCATTGGTTAGACGTTTCCAAAAAATCATACTTAACGAACCAACCGCAGCCGAAACTGTTGAAATTCTAAAGAATCTTCAAACATCATATCAAGATTTCCATAAAGTAACTTATGAGGATGGTGTAATTGAAACAATTGTTAAATTGGCTGGACGTTATATTACAGATAGACAGTTTCCTGATAAAGCAATCGATGTGATTGATGAATTGGGTTCTGAAAAACGTGTATCAAGTCGTATTCCTGAATCAATTGAGAAATTAAAACTAGAAGTTGAGAGTATTAAAGAACAAAAACTTTTAGTTGTTAAAAAACAAGATTACGAAAACGCAGCAAAATTAAGAGATGATGAGAAAAAAGTTTTAGACAAACTTGAGAAAGAGAAAACAAAATGGGCGGAAAAACAAAAAGATAATAAAACTCCCGTATCAATTAATGATGTGTACGAAATTGTATCACAAATGACAGGTGTACCTATCAGTAAATTAGACGATAAGGAGACACAGAAGTTACTTAAAATGGAAGAAAATCTTTCACTTAAGGTAATTGGTCAAGACGAAGCAATTACGTCCATATCAAAAGCCATCAGACGTAATCGTGTAGGTATTAAAGATAGTAATAAACCTATTGGTTCGTTTATCTTTTTAGGTTCAACGGGTGTTGGTAAAACATTCTTGGCAAAATCATTAGCGGAAATGTTATTTGGTGATCCTGATAAAATTATTCGTGTTGACATGAGTGAATTTATGGACCGTCATAACGTATCTAAATTAATTGGTTCTCCTCCAGGTTATGTTGGATACGATGAGGGAGGTCAATTGACTGAAAAGGTTAAAAACAATCCATTCTCGGTTATCTTATTTGATGAGATTGAAAAGGCACATAAGGACGTGTTCAATTTATTGTTACAAATATTAGATGAGGGACATTTAACCGATTCATTTGGACGTAAGGTAAACTTTACTAACTGTTTGATTATTATGACTTCAAACGTTGGAGCAAAGAAAGTATCCGAATTCGGTGGAGGTGTTGGATTCTCAACATCAAGCAGTGAACAACAACAATATGAAGTTCGTAAATCAATGATTCAAAAATCATTAAAACAACAATTCAATCCTGAATTTTTAAATCGTATTGATGACATTGTTTTATTTAATGCGTTGGATACTGAAACATTGAAGAAAATCATTCTTATTGAACTTGGTAAACTAAACAATCGTTTAATTGATAAAGGATTTAATGTGACTTTTGACCAATCAATTATCGAACGAATTCACGAACTTAACGTTCAAGAAGAATATGGTGCGAGACCACTTAAACGTATTATCCAAAATTTATGTGAGGACTTCTTAAGTGAGGAAATCTTGAAAGGTAATATCGTTGAAGGTAAACTTGCAGTCATTAGATATGCTAACGAAAAACTAACTATTTCAAAAAAATAGTTGTAAATAGTTGACTTTTCTCTAAAGTTATATATATTTATATCAATAGAGGTTCTCTTTGTCGATTACCTTTTCGTTTTTTCAATAAGTAAGTGGGGTTGAACCCGCCGAAAGACCTTAAAACCCCGACAGCTAGTTGGGGTTTTTTATTTAAATTTGTTTATATCACCAAAATGTCGTATATTTACAATATATGAAAAAATATACATTTATCTTCGCACTTGGTGTTGCATTAACACTAACTGCATGTGGTTCAGGGTCAACCGCAACTGAAACAACTGACTCAACAGCGGTTCAAGCTGATACTGCAACGGCATCAGTAGATTCTACTTCAGCACCAGCTGCTGACACTACAGCTGTAAAATAAAGAATGGGGTCGGTATCCCCGACCCTATTTTTTTTTAATCAAGAGACATGGAAAATAATTTTATCGGAGACTTAATCTTATTAAGAGGGATACCTGGTAGTGGTAAAACCACATTAGGTTCGGCAATACTTCGTTGTGTTGGTAGTGATCAACCTGATGTTTTATCGGCAGACGATTACTTTGTTGATTCTGATGGGAATTATAATTTTGATGTCACTAAATTAAAAGAGGCACATAATCACTGTCAAGTTAGATGTGCTAACAAAATGAAAAATGAATTTTCAAAAATTGTTGTGGCAAATACATTTACACAAGAATGGGAAATGAAAATTTATTTTGACATGGCGGAAAGATACAAGTATAGGGTTCACACAGTAATAGTAGAAAATCGCCACGGAGGGGGAAATGTTCATAATGTCCCTGAAGATAAACTTCAACAAATGAAGGATAGATTTGAAACTAAACTTTAATGAGTGAATTCATCAAATCATATTTTCACACTCAAAATACAAATAAGATGAAATTTTATTTCAACAAGCACAATCATCAATGGTCGATACATATAATACCTGTCATTGATTTATATTTAGAAACTTACTCACCGATAGAACACAAAAGATTTATTAAAGATGGTTTTGTCGGTCTTTATTTATCCATTTCTTGGTTAGATAAAAGTTTTACATTCGGAGTATCTAAAAAACATAAATAATGTTATCAACATTAGAGAAATACCATAAAGAAGGTTTGTTACACAAACAAACTCACCCAACTCTTGATTTAACTATTTGGAATTATTCCCCAAAAGTTCAATACGAGAAATTATGGGATGATATTACTATGCAATGTCGTGGATTAGTTACAAACTCTAAAGGTGATATTGTTGCAAGACCATTTAAGAAGTTTTTTAACTATGAAGAACATAAACCAGAGGATTTACCAAATGAATTGTTTGATGTTTATGAAAAAATGGATGGGTCTTTAGGTATTCTTTTTTATTACGAATATGAATTGAGTGATGAAAGAAGATACAACATATGGTTCAATAACAATTACGAAACCGGTATGGAAAAGTTCTTTGACCCAAACAACCTACCTAATTTTGATGACCCGTATTACGAACCGACCCCAAAGACTAAAGGTGAATGGATTATGGCGACTCGTGGTTCTTTCACATCACCACAAGCAATTAAAGGTAAGGAACTTTTAGAAAAATATAATTTTGAAAGGTTGCATACCGATTACACATATTTGTTTGAGATAATCTACAAAGAGAACAGAATAGTGTGTGAGTATGATTATGAAGATCTTGTTTTGTTAGGTGTGATAAATACTAAAACCGGAGACGAGGTTAATATCCATAACGACAATAATGATATTCGTTTAAAAAACATGATTTCAAATATTGGATTTCGTGTTGTTATGTTATATAAGACATGGGGAGAAGGGTATGACGTATTAAAGGAAGAAATTTCAAAAGATAAAGAAGGTTATGTAATTCGTTTCAAGAATGGTTTTCGTATGAAAATAAAAGGTGAAGAATATAAAAGATTACATAAAATTCTAACTAATTTTTCTTCTAAAGATATTTGGGAATTAATGAAGGAAGGTAAACCTTTAGATGAATTTTTAGATAGAGTACCTGATGAATTTTACAAATGGGTTAAACAACAAGTTAGTTCATTTCAATATGGTATGTATAACATTAGAGAACATTGTGGCAAAATACACGATTACTTTAGATATGGTAAATACGGGGACGTTTACCCCGAACCAACAAAAAAGGATTTTGCACTACATTTAGAGAAATGTAATGTTGAAACATTTTATAGACCGATACTATTTGCCATGTGGGATAGGAAACCATATGAACATATCATATGGAGATTAATGAAACCAAAATACGAAAAACCATTTAAGAAAGATGAGAATTGAAAAAGTAAAAATTTATTTGGATGATGTAAGGACACCAACAGATTCTGAATGGATTGTTGTGAGAGACTATACCCAATTTGTTGCAAATATAAATCGTCACGGTCTTGAAAATATCGACATGATTTCACTTGACCATGATTTAGGTGACACAGCAATGGTTGAATACTACAATAACGTAAAGGATAATTATGTTATTGATTATTCTAATATAATTGAAAAAACAGGTTATGATTGTTGCAAATTTCTTGTAAATAGGAGTATTGAAACAGGTATACCTTTACCCCAAATTTTTGTTCATTCAGCAAATCCCGTCGGAGCACATAATATGATGGGATATATCAACAATTATTTAAAAAATTGTAGATTACCAATGACATGTAAATACCAACCTTTTCCACATACAATTGATGAACAGTTTAAAATGAGTCCTGAAGTTAGGGAAGCTAAATGGCGAAGAAAAGATTAAAAAATTTTGTTCGTTAACTATTTTTCTCTAATTTTATCAAACTAAACTTTAACCATTTAACCCAATCTAAAATGTCAGAAAACACCAGAAAACGAAACCAACCATTCATATCTTTAGAAATTCAAGGGAAATACAATGACTTTACGGATTTTTATGATGAAAACAAAAAAATCATATATGAATCAATATTTGATATTTTTACCGAATTAAAAACAACTAGAAAAAAATCATTGGATCTTTATGTTTCCGCAAAAATTAAAACATTAGATTGGGACACAAAATTTATATTTCACAAACAAGAGGCAATAGTATTAACAAGAGATTTAATGCCGTTTTTTGAAGACATTGAAGATTACGAAAAATGTGCAGAAATAAAAAAATTATACGAAGAGTTGACAAATAAAAAAGAAAAGGTTATAATTTAAATGTATCAGGAGAGAGGTACATTTATTTTTGTCATATCCCCGTAGGTCCTTGATTTACGGGGATTCTTTTTTTTATTAAAATATAATTGTACTATAAGAAGAACTTCTTGTTAATATCCTATTTTTCTTGGTATTACAATATATTTGTTGTATTTTTCTAATAGTTATATAAAAAAAATACAATATGTTAAACTTACTTATAGGTCTCTTCGTCTTATGTTCCTCATTTGGAATCACACTATCTAAAGTTCAAACTCAATACGGGTTTCGTAAACAACGTGAACACATCAAACCTCTTTCATTAGATAAAGATGTGTTAAAGCATAACTCTTGATCCAATCAAGAAGTTACTAAGCATTGGTGAACCGGGTTCGGTATTTAGATTTAACTTATAGTTGAAACTGAATCCGAACCTTTTTGTAATCTTGTAATCAATACTACTACCTAATAGGAATCCAAATTGTTTTCCTACTGTTGTTCCTCCTGTTAACGTATTATACCCAATTGGTGAATACATTGCAAATACTTGTGGAGATATTGTTAATTTTTTACTGTATTGATATGGTTTTGTCCAAAACGCAACTGTTGACGTTGATAGACTTGTCATATAAGAATCCTCCCCCTTCATTAATAATGTGATTAAACCAACGTTGTAACCATAGGTACCCAATTTAGGATGTGGTTTAATCCAAGTGTAACCCAATAGACTCATTAACGTACCTTTTAAATAGGCTGATGTGAATGAATAACTATTGATTGAGTTTAATTGACCTTTATCTGTTAATTTCATAACAGTGACTCCCGAAGATATCGCAAACTGATCTAAAGTTGAAAAGGCCATACCGTTTAAACTATATGATTTATCACCCATTAGAGATGATTTAGAGATACCAACAGTCATTGCCAATGAATAACTACCGTCAGGAGATTCTGCGGTGGTTATATCGGAAGCAATTAACATTGGGTTCATGTTTTGTTGTTTCTTTTTCTCTTCTTTTTTCTTTTCTTCCTTTTTCTCCTCTTTCTTTTCTTCTTTAGATTCTTCTTTCTTTTCTTCCTTTTTGGATTCTGATTTAGATTCTTCTTTCTTTTCCTCACTCTTACTTTCAGATTTTGATTCTGATTTAGACTCGGATTTTGTTTCTGATTTAGTTTCAGTCTTTGTTTCAGTTTTACTTTCCGATGAAGATGAACCACTACTCGATGAAGAACTACCCCCACTTGATGAAGACGATGAACTGCTACTTGCCGGTGGTGTACTTGATGATGAGCTTGGTGGTGGTGTACTTGCTGCGGCACTTGAACTGGCCGCAGATGACGCATTTGAACTGGCGGCCGAGGATGCTGAACTACTTGCAGCAGAACTGGCAGCCGAACTTGCCGCGTTACTTGCTGCGGATGATGCACTTGAACTTGCAGCACTTGCCGCGGCGTTAGCTGCTGCGGTTGCAGCTGCCGATGCCGCTTGACTTGCTGCCTGTGTCGCCGCGGCGGCAACTTGTTGTGTAATTGTTTGTTGAACTACTAAATTTGTAGGACAACCTGTACTATTATATGCTGTATATGTTTGTTGTAACCAAGTTTGTAATTCACCATTTTGAACTTGTGCCGGTGTGAATGTTTTTATTTGATTGTAGAATGTAACAACCGCATTACCATTTACATACGTTGTTGTGGCAATTTTAACCTCACCCGAACATTTATCAATAAACGTTTGAGTCATAATTACTTGACCACTAACATCTTGGGACATTAGTATTGACACTAAAATAAAGAAAACAAATAACCATTTCTTCATTACTTTTTGTGTCTTTTATATCTTCGTTTAGGTTGTGACCACCTATGTCCACGATATACTCTAGTTTCTAAAACAATACCTACATTTGGTAACCAAGTTGGGACGGTATACGTAGTTGTTCTATGTTTTTCATAGTAATTATGTTTTGAACTAACATTTACGTATCTAACAGGTTTACAACCAATAAACAAAATAGTTATGACTATTAAAAATATGAAATTCTTCATATTGATAAATATCATATTTAATCATTTTTCGGAAGTTCGTTTGTTAAAATGTAATAATCACCATTTATTTCACTTAAACTTTTTTTCTTGAATTGGGAATTTAACGGATTGTCAAATTTTCTTTTTGTCCCGTCCGTATGTGCGGTTATCGGTCCATCACCGGGTTTACCATATAAATAAGTTCCGATGTAATATCTAACTTCATTATAATCATTTGCGTGAACCAAATCTCTTATACGTTTAATCATAACCTCTTCCAAACCGTTTGATCCGTAATGACCATTTTCGTCGGGGGTAATATCACTTACTTTATTTTCAAAGACATCTATGTACTTATTAAACCATTGTTTATATTTTTTAGTCCTATGAATTGAGGGGGAGTTTAAAAATCTAATAGTATTGGTCAATTGGAAGTCTTCAATTTTTTCTTCTAAACCAAAATATGTTTCTTTAAAATTTATATCGTTAGGTGCGTATTCATGTAACGTTTTTTTATTAAAATACGCATTAAACCAAACAGAATTAACAAATTGATATTTGTTGAAACATTTTATTAATCCCTCAAAATCGACAGTATCTTTATCTAAAAAAACCCAATCATATTCTAAAAAAATGAAATATTCAGTTTTGATTTTTTTCAATGCAATATTGACACTATCAATTAATCCAAAATTAGAATAGAATATTTCGTAGTTTAATTTTTCATTTCTATTTTCAAAATACATCTCCAATTCTTCTAATTTAGAATTTTTGGTTTTTTTATTGTTTGTATCAAATATTATTAAAAATTTACATTTCTTCAATTCGTCGGGTAAACTATAAAGAAGATAACGTAAATACGTCAAATAATCGTCATTATAATTAAAATGACCAAATATTGTTATTGTGATGTTATCCATATATTCAAAAAAAAAGGGGACTATTGTCCCCTTAATAATAAATAATTTATCTTATTTTGTAAATATACCTTTTTTAATCATCCTATCTAAAATATTTGCACATGCGATATCTAACGCTTTCTTTGTTGCAATTGAAATTGTTGATTGGTTAAACTTAATTGGGTCAACTGTTGCATCTGACAATAAAGTTAATTCTCTTCTGGTTGTTGCTTCACCCAAACCCGAAGCTCCGAATAAAACACCCGTTTCAGCATCTGTGAATCTAACCTGTAAACCAATACGAGTAACCATATTATCTTTAATTCCATCTTTTAAATTGATAGTCTCATCTTCAGAAATTGAATAGTCGTAACACTCAATTGTAACAAAATACTTCGCCAAATTGATTTTACCTCTACCGTCTAATTTATTTTCAGAAATACCCGCTTGAGATGCTTGGAATTGTTTTACCATACGATTCTTAATTTCCGTTTTATCCTCGGTAAATTTAAATCTATTTAAGTTTTCAAGGTATTCCATAGATATGTTAGCCACACCTAAACCCACACGTTTTTCCTTTAATTCAGGATACATTTCATACACTTCATCTGAAATACCACATTTAAGGATTTGAATTGGTATTTGTGGACCTTCATAATCCATATATGCCGAAATATCTCTTTTCTTTTCAAAATCGGCTTTATATTGTTCGGTTTTAGTTGAACCGATTGTTTGTCCAAATGATGTTATACTAATCAGTATTATACCTAATAGTAACAATATTTTTTTCATATATTAAAATTTAAATATTTTTCTAATTTTTTTACCAGTATCCTTGGCCGATTTATTTATATCGTTACCTAATTTTTCTGCTCCTTTTGCAACATCATTGGCAACTTTTGTTGTTTCATTTGCAACTATATTGGCGGTTTTTTCTGTTTCTTTTGCAACAATATTAGCAGTTTTCTCTGTTTCATTTGCAACTACATTGGCGTCTTTTACTATTTGGTTAGTGTCAACACTAACACTCAAATCCACCTCAACACCAACAAGTGCTGCAATATCACCACTAACACCTACGGTAGCCACACCATCTTTAAATGTTGCTTCACCACTACCACCGGCAGATAATTGTTCACCAAAACTTACACCTGCACCGGTAGTTACTGAAACTTCTCTTAAATCTGCCGTTCCACTCGCATCAACACCCGCAGCATTACCAATTGACGCTCCACCACCAACTTCAACACCCTTATCCCCAACGGATAAATGAGCTTCAGCTTCGGTTCCACTTTTAACATACGCATCAACATTTGCAGACCCACCTAATCCATTATAATCAACTTCACCTTCCACAGTTACGTGAGCTTCTGTTGTATCTGAATAATTAACATTTGCATATACATTATTACCGTCTAATCCACCTTCAGCAGAAAATTCGGTTCCCGTTTTTACAGATACTTCCACACCAATAGATGCGTTATCGTTACCTGTACTTACACCCGCAGAAGCTTCCATCGTATTTTCATACGATACACCTGCAGAGTTGTTATCTGAATGTGCTTCAGATGATTGATTAATACTAGCGTTTGTTTCTGTTGCCATTTTTTATTTTATTTTGTTGGTCCCTCGTACCAAATATTATCGGGGTTATTTTTAAATGTCCCGTCTATTTTCCACATAATTTCATTGGATATTTTTCTTTCTAAATTTTCATCCATGAAATGTGCACCAATCATGATTAAATCAAATGATAATGCAAATGCCAACCAAATGAATACACAAACAAGATATCCTTTGAATAGGGTTTCTCCGATGTTTTTTAATGATAATGTCATAAAATGTTTTTATATAAATATACACAAAAAAAAAGGGAGGTAAACCCTCCCTTTATATTAACCTTCAGTTTCTTCTTTCTTTTTGTGTGAGAACTTATCCAATGTATCGGCTCCCATACCTATTCCTGTTATTAACATCACCGCGTTTACTAATTCAGGTGACGGTGCAAAATCCGCGTGAGAGAACGAATTTAAAATCATTGTTACACATAGGAATAACGCACCTATCATTGCGATTACCGGTTTTACCGATATAGATCCCCTTTCATCTTTGAAAAGTTCGATTACCCATTCTTTAAATTTCATTTTTGTCATTTTTTAATTTTATTTATTATCCTTCCATGTGGATTTCCGCGGATTCATCTTTGATTTTACCACACTTCAAACATTCTTCAGTTCCATCACCATCCAAGTCACCCCAAACGTGTTCACATTGTCTATGTGCAAAGTATTCATCAATTTTACCATCACCATCGAAATCTAAACCATCCATTACACCATCACCATCCTCATCAATCTCAACACCTTTCTTTTCAGATTTTGTTGTGATTTTGGCAACTTCATCACTTACGGGAACTTGTTCAAATGAATCATTAAGAGTTTCAGTTTTTGGTAATGATAATGGTGAAATATCAGTTGGAACTATCGGGTTATTTGGCATATCTGCGGTATTACTTAAAGATACCCCATCTTCCTCATCCATTTTCTGAACTAACATCTTATCCTTATCAGTATCACTAAACCAATAGTCAATAATCTTACCATATGATCCAATGAATGCTCCTAATAACAATAATAATAGTTCTTTCCATTCTCCTTCAATTGTGGATTTACTCACAATTGCACCAAATATACCCATTATGATAATCATAAAACCACCTAACACGATGGCAGTGATGAACCATCTACGTTTCATCATACTACTTAATAATTCCTTAAATCCACTTGGTGGTTGTTGTTGTTCACTCATCTTTTTTTTTCTAATTTAAAATTATATCTTATTAAGAACGATAGTAACCCCATTAAAAATACTACCGTCCCGATTTGATAATAAATTACCATTTAGGTGCCTCTTCTTTAAACTCATCACCTTCCTTCTTTTTAGGTTTAGGTGCAGGTGCCACAGGTTTTGCTGATGACCCACCATTTCCACCACCACCTTGGATGATTACTGTTTTACCAGCAGCTTGTTGCTGTTGTTGGTTAGAGTTTGTGATGTTAATTACTGGTGCGGCTTGTTGTGGTGCCGGTTCTGCTTTGTCACCACCACCTAATAATGACGTTGCCCAAGTCCCAACTGCAACAACTGCAGTAGACGCTACACCGATTATTGTCTTTTTTAAACCTGACCAGGTTCCTTCTTGTTCTGTTTCTTCAGCCATTGTATTTTGTTTTATATATTATAATTATTGTACTTTATTAAAATCTGTAATTCCT